TTTCTTCTAATACTGAGTCTGCCTTGTCTTTGGGAAGCTCTGATAGTTTTCTAATCGTTGGAATTATTGTCGTTCTACATTGGAAATGAAATGGCGGCACTCTGTAGTCTTTGTCGCCTTTGACTGTTACCCATTCTCCTTTTACATTTTCCCACGCACTACCAGCGTATGACAAACATATATCTGATGTTCGTCCATCCAACATAACCAGCAACTCAGCCCCACTTATAACATCAGAATTGGCTAAAAATGTTTCTTCTCTTATCTTGTTTGCTATACTTGCTATAGATGTTCTTGCAAGTGCATTGGCTTGGTGTTTCCTTATCTCTATTATTCCGTCTTTGTATTGGTTTTCTTTTGTGCCTCTGATTCTTCTTACTGTCTCATCCAATGTTAGGTTTCTTTGGAATGAGTCTTGAATAATATCAGAGAATTTTCCTTTAAAAGAGTTGGCTTGTCGTGACCACCATTCAGACTGTGGCGCACCTTCTATTATTAGGTTGTTTGCTGCATTTGATATGATTGAGTTTTCAACAGGCTTTGAGACAAAGTTAATGCTTGAGTCCCCAGTAACAATCCTGTTTATTATTCCAGCAGTAAAATTATCCTCTACTTTGCCAATGTCTATCGTTTCTTTGATTACTTTTGATTTTATTAGCTTGTAAGACTTCTCTATCTTTTCTTTACCACGGCTGATAATATTTGATATGGTTCTGGAATTTGCTTTTTTTGACTTTGCTTGTTGGTAGTCTTTTACTATTTTTTCTAACTCTGATGAAAGGTTTAAAAACTCTTTACGGTTTTCTTTGTCCAAATAATTGCCAACCCTTTCTAGTTCAAAGGTGTGTTTAGCTATTTCTGTAAGTAATTTGTCTGATGGGTTTAACACTATTCGATACGCCCGTTATTGTTTTTGTTTTGTTCCATATTAACATCATTGTTCCATTTCCTGTGTAGTTTGACCTGCCTCTATCAAATCAATTTCGTCTTGAATTTCGGTGTTGGGTTTGTACATCTCACCTTGCTGCATATTATACAGGAGCGTTTCTTGTGACATTCCGCCTTTCAAATAAAGTTCTAGCCAAGCCTTTAGTTCGTCAGGAGCTGCCTTTGAACTAATAAAGTCAGTGTTTATTGAAATACTGGTCTTGTTGGTTTTGTCTTTTGCTTCTTCTTCCCATGCAGATATAATTTTTATTATTTTGGTTAATCCACTGCTGGCAGTGTTTGATATGCCTAATAAAGAAGCATTGGCATTTGCTTGGTACATTTTGGCAACATTTATGTTTGTTCCTGCTGATGTTTTTTCGCTTATTATTCCTGCGCCCATAGATGCCATCATCTCTTCTTTGTCTTTAATTTTCTCTCTTATGGCTTTAGCACCGTTTCCTGTCACTTCGTGAATTTTAAGTTCGCCCTCACTTGGCAAAACAGTCACATTGCCTGGGGATAAGTTTATTCCATTAGCCTCGGTATTGATGCTAATTATTGGTGCAGAAGCCCAGTAAAGTATTTCTTCGTGGTTAGCCTCGCTGATAAAGTGAGAAAGGTTTAGATTTACTAAGCCAGCCAATATTGGCTTTCTGATTAATTGTTGGCTGTCTAGTCCAGTTATAACCACAGGAATAAAGTCTAATATTTTTTTGCCAATTGTTAGTTGCTTTTTTTCCACAACTATATATTTCTTTTTGTTTTTGTTTTTCCCATTGCGCCATATGTTTACCACGACTTCTTTAGACTTGGTCTCTTTGTTATAAATAAGCCTGTACTCACGATACTGTTCTTTTACTACTTTGATGAACTCGTCTTTTTCTGACGCTTCTTTGTATTCTTCTCGTATAACAATTTGTTGTAGTTCTTGTGTACCGTTGTTGTCATAGTATTCATAATGGAACAGGTCTTCTATGTTGTAGTTTGTTGTAAATATATTGCCGTTAATTCCTCTGTCAATGATAGTTATATGTAGTCCTGTTGTCATTAACTCAAAGACTAATTCCTCTGCAAAGAACTGAATGTTGCCTCCGCTCTTTGTTATCTTTTTCAGGGTTTCTTCAATAGAGGCTGAACATTCTACAACAGGTTTTTTTCTATTAACAATGGAAGACAATGCGTCTCTAGTTCTAGCTGTTGCTTCTAGGAAGTATGGCGTGTTGCAATATATAGTATAGTGCTTTTCTTTCTGTTTGCTTCTTTTGGGAAGGTATGTTTCTATATTTTCACTGGATTTGATGGTTTCTTGACCAGCGATAACATCCCTTACCTTTTTGATAAAAGGCAAATGTTGTTCTATTTTTTGGTCTCTTTTGTTAACTGGCACTGTTGATTTTGTAGTTTGTTTGTTGTTGTTTTCGGATTGCGGCTATTCTACGCTTTCCCTCATTCTCTGGGTGATGATAAGAGTTTTTAGGTGTTGCGGCAATGTCCATCTTTCTTTCGTAAGCTAGACTTTTTTTATCGAAAACAGAATTACCAAGAATTGCCCTTGCTTTTGAGATTGCCATTATTTCACCGCGCCTTTCTTGGCTTTTTTGGGTTTGTTGGCTTTTTTGGCTTTGTTTTCATCTTCCTTAAGCTCAACTTTGGTTTGGCTTTCATCTTTAGCAACAGTACCTTCCTTAGTATTGCCTTTAGTGTCGGATTTATCTTTAGTATCATTTTGTTTTTTTCCTGCCAATAACATAAGTTCATCTAACTCGTCCTGGTAAGGCTTTATGGCTTCTTTGTCTTTGTTTTTGTTTAGGTGCGCAATCCAATCTTCGCACATTTTGATTTTACTTTGAATTTCAGTTTCACTTAACTTTTCGTACATATTTTTCTCCTTTTTATTATTTTTTAAATGATTATAACATATTTTTTGGAATTATCCCTTTAACTTGACAAACCAAACTATCTCGTTTAATTGACATAACTATTTATTATCCCTCTTGCCAATCCCCAATCACACCTTCTTCTATACATGCCATCCTTTCTTAAGCCTTTATAACTTGTAATTAGTATATCTTTTGTTTTATCCCTAAATATATTGATAGCATCATTCCAACTGTCAATACACACATCCCCATCAACTTTAATTTTAGTTATGTGCCTTCCTGTTGGCTTTACTTTGTAATCAGATAACTCTTCTACATCGCAAAACCTAATCGAGGCTTCTTTGGTGTTGTCTAACGCAATTAGACCCACATTTCCATCTTCTCTATTGAATGTGACTCTTGTATTTTTATCTGCAATAGGCTTAGTATTCAACAATTTTGACAAATCACCTATGTAATCGTTGTTGCTCCATACTCTTGTATCTTTAACTATTTCATTTTCAAATAAAGCCAAGCCAACAGGGCTGTCTGTATCTTGAAAAATACTTGACGAGGTTATTGAAATAAAATCCGATAAACGCTCTGTAAAAATTCCAGCCCTAATAAAACTTTCGGGTAATAATATTGCTAAATGTTGAGAATTTTTTAAACATAACTCCAAACATAATTTATACAAATTATCGTGTTTGGTTTGAGGAAAGTCCAAACCCTTATAGGTTGCTATATTTTTTGCCAACCAAGGGGGGTTAGTAACACAAACACTATAGTTTTGCGGGAAATGTTTTATAGTATCCCTATATCCTACATTACTGTTTGTAGGCATAATATCAAATGAAGTATGTTCATCGCATAAATCCATTTCTTGCAAAATATTAATAATGTGGTTTGAGCCAGCAAAAGGCTCTAGTAACTTAACTTTTGGTAATTTGCTATTCTTTGCCCATTTATAAAACGCTTCATGCTCGAACGGGTTTTTTCGAGTGTAGTATTGCCCTAATTGTTTTTTTATCATTCAACTAACCCCCTTTAATAAATGTCTGGCTCTTCTGTATACGCATTGCTGTTGTTAGATAAAACACTAAATGCAGACAAGGTTATATACTTTAATGCGTCTGGCAGATGGTCTAATCCTGCTTGTTTGTCTGGTTGGTTTCCAGTTAGTGCAGTGTTATATTGCCAGCCTAGTAAACAGTGTATTAGTCTTTTGCATTTTGGACTAATAAACAAACTTCTTTTTCCGTTGGCATTACACATCATTGCGTTTAGAATATTGATTGCGTCTTTATTGCTTTTGTTTGATTTTGGGGATATTACAGTAGCACCAAAATCATTAGTGATGATTGAGTGGTCTGTTACACCAAAGTCGGCTGTTGTTTTTCTGGCGCTACCTGTCGGGTCTGGGTAAACTAAAAGATTTCTGTCAGGGTAATCAGCGGTAATCTTTCTCATAATGTCTGGCGTGTTAGAATCGAACACTTCGTATTCATCCCAGATATAAAGCGTTTCTCCGTATATAGTTCCTAGAACAGCAGACATTGGGTTTCGGTTAAAGTCCATTCCTACAACTATATCTCCACCAGTATCTTCGCACTCTACGACATTGTCTTCTTGTGAAAAAGCATAAACAACAACATCTCCAATCTCTTCAAATGATACTTCCCATTCTCGTCTGAACTTTTTCCCGTCCATTACAGATTTAAATACTTCCAAGTCCTTTTCTGGCAAAACCGCACTGCTTTTCCAAGAGTATGTTTTCCAGTCTTTGTGTTTGGGGTCGTCAGATAGTCCTAACAGGTGCGTTTTATATAATAATCCTCTTCCTTCTGGCACGCCTATCAACCAACACCAAGCTCTTTTATCAGGGT